GGCGGCCTTGTTGGCCGCCCTCACTGAGATCTCTCAAAAGATCTTAGAATGAATTTCTATTCTCCCTGAGGATACGTTTCACGGAAGGATAAGTCCTATGCCGCGCCATAGAGAGCAAGACTTGAGGTCCACTTGGACTGGCACATATGTGTCACCAATTGGCCCAACAACCTTCTTTCGTACGGCACTGCAAGGATTTAAGCGAGTCTGCGATGACACCATTGGACTATATCCGTCTCCGACGGATTTTTCCTTGATGGAGTCATTTCAGTACTACCCTACCTTCACGGCACATCATACGTCTAATGCCCGTTACTGGGTGGATTGCCCAGTTGGGTATCAGCCGTTGGTGCCGGACCCGCGAGTTCAGTTTCCTAGTCCAACAGGTTTGGACAGGAACAACTACGCGTGGACTATTCTCGCGCGATCGAATCCGTCGGTTCCAAACGTAAGTTTGCCGACGTTCATCGCCGAGATGAAGGATCTTCCTGGTCTAGTCAAAGGCTATGGTGACAATCTGTTAAAGAATGTCGCCAATGGCTACCTCTCTTGGAGGTGGGCCGTAAAGCCAATGATTAGCGATCTTCGGAAGCTCTACAATTTTACTAAGGCGGTCGATGACCGCGTTACTATGTTGTATAAGCTTCGGAATGGTGAAACGCTTAGACGAAAGGTGCACCTTAGTACTTCCGAGGTGTACACCCCCTGGCAGACCTTGTTGGTCCAGTCAGAAGGGTGCGGCATCACGGGTCGCTTCAGAACCAAGTATACCATGGAAGATTGGGGCTCCGCGCAGTGGAAACTGCTACCGGACTCCCAGCTTCCAATGTTAGGCTATGGCCCTCTTGAACAGAAGGCTAAGCTTTTAACATTGGGTTTAACTAGTTATGAGGCGTTAGCAACGGCTTGGGAGTTAACTCCCTGGTCGTGGCTGGCTGACTGGTTTGGTAATACAGGCGACATTATTGCCGCTTGTAACAACTCAGTCGGCTGTACTTGGTCCAACGTCTGCTACATGCGTAAATCAGAGGCAACTCTGAATTGCGAAATGTTGCCGGCGCAGTCAGACGCTTTTGCTATTGCTGGCCTTCAAGGCCGCAACTACAATTTGCGTATGACTCGGAAGGAGCGATATGTTGTCGCTCCTGTGCTACCTCTTCCCTTTCCTCATCTGCCCATTTTAACAAGTGGGCAGTGGTCGATCCTAGCAGCTTTAGCCGCCCAGCGGCTCTAAGCCGTTGGGATGCAATTCTGTTAGGAGAAGTTCCATGTTGGGCAATACCCTTACTCTTCCTCAAGTTGGTGGTGATAAGGTCCTCCTCAAGATTAACCAGGATCAGTATTCTTCTGAATACTTTCTCCAGGGAACGCTTGATGAGTACCGAGCTCGTATTCGGCACACGAAAGTGGGGCCGACTGCGACTCGTCCGTACACGGCCAACCGGCATAACTTCGAGGTGGTTCAAACCATCTATGAAGCTGCCGGCGTAGCACAATATGAACGTAAGTTCTATTTTGTGCTTGAGACCAAACCGGGCGACATCGTGATCAATCTGCCGGACGCGGTAGCGGATCTTATGATCCTCTCCACGAACAGCTTTTTGACCAGCTTGAACAACTGGGAATCGTAGTCGGGCGCCCTCCTCGTAGAGGAGGTGCTCTAACTTGTAGTTAGAGTGCTCGATGTTTGATCCTCGGTTGTGAGAGTCTTGGGGATGCCTAACAGCATGGGACATTTGCATGGAGTTAATCCAAGCTATGTCTAAATGCCATGTTAGGGAACTCCAGAACTTGTGGGAGGCTATCTTGGAAGATGCCTCTCACGCATTCCCGACCCTGAGAGACGATTTTGAGAGAGATCTCACCCGTCTCCAGAGAATCGTGGCGCATAGAGGAATTCGAGTTTTTCTCGAAGATCTCCCTGCGATTGGTAAACACTTTGATCGGTGTTTATCAGGCGGCCAGTACAAATTATCAGGGTTACCTCTAACTAAGAGGTACTCTAATACGGTAGTGATTCCGAAGTTTCTTCGGGGACTCTACCTACTGGTTTTTCACGATTCAGGTCGATTGAAGGAGGATTGCAATGTCGAAGCGCTCTTCTTTGTCCGCCAGCTCACGCTTGCGTTCAAAAAAGGCAAACTCGGATGCAGTGACGAAGCCAACGAAAAGGAAATCGTTGAGTTTGTCGTCACCGACAGTAGTCTCCCGATGCCGGAAGGCTTTTGGGAAGCTAATGCATGTGATTCTACGGATAAAGGATCTAGACGTAAGTCTGGAGACTCTATCTCTTGTGGAGGCGATAACGGAGATAATCCGTTCGTCCCCCAAGAATCACCAACTTGCCTTTCTTTCGCTTATCATTCGTCGCCTCTTGGAAGAGACGCCGGATGGGCTTATTGCCCAGGTCCTCACGGGCCTTGTCAAGAAAGCCGCTGCGAAAGAAGAGAAGGGATCTACGATGGATTCGCAAGATCTCAACTCTACCTAGGCAGAGTTAATGCACTGCCCTCTCATAAGAGAAGGCAAATGTCGGTCCTCCTAGCCAGAATGGACTTCGTGTCCGCTCTGGTTACCTCTACTCTAGGGTCCTACGATCCTAGTGAGTGGAGGTTCAGTCATGGACCAGGTGCTGTTTCAGAGTACATTGGACCAGCCAACAAATATTGTTGGTCTAACTGGTCTCGTACTCTGGAATCCGAGTACCCAATTGCGGATTATGGTTTCCATAATTTTAGCAGTTGGGCAGACAGAGTTAGTTCAGGCGAAGAGATAGGCTCTGATGAGCTTCCCTCGCGCCTGATCTGCGTCCCTAAGACCTACTCGAAGCCGCGACTTATTGCCGCGGAGCCGAGCGCCAATATGTGGTGCCAACAGAATATTTGGCACTACTTTGGTACTAGAACGCGTCGTTCTTGGCTTAATGACTTTACTCGTTTTAACGATCAAAGTCTTAACCAGGAACTATGCACTAGAGGATCTCGGGATGGCTCTCTCGCTACGATCGATTTATCGGCCGCTAGCGATCGAGTCACCTGTCATATCGTGGGGCAGATGTTTAGGGGTAACCCAAAACTATTAAACTGCCTCAGGGCGTCTCGGACCCAGTATGTTTCACAAAAGGTTACCGAGAAGGTATCCTCAGTGATCAAGTTGAGAAAGTTCTCAACTATGGGCAACGCCTGCACTTTTCCGGTCGAGAGCTTTGTTTTCCTAAGTATCGCGTTAGCAGCTGTGATTACTCACAGAGGCCTTCGCCCTACGTTAAGGAATATCAAGACTCTAATCGGTCAAGTGTCCGTCTACGGGGACGATATTATCGTGCCTGTAGATTGTCGGGAGCTTGTCGTCGAAGCCCTTGAATTCTTTGATTTCAAGGTCAATACCACAAAATCCTTCTGGAATGGAAATTTCAGAGAATCTTGTGGGACGGACGCCTTCTGCGGGTGTGAAGTAACACCTGCCTATTGGCGCACCTTCTGCGACGGCAAACCTGAATCCGTAGCGAGTACTGTCGAGACGAGGAATAACTTCTACAAGAAGTTCCTTCTAACGGCAGCTGATCGACTCGCGTCGACCATACCGAGGTTAATACCTCTGGTACACATCGGGTCAGGTGTTTTCGGTCTCAAGTCCTTCATAGGCCCAGATCTTTGCGGCTTTAAAACCCGTGAAAATAAGGGACTACAACGGACCGAGGTCTTTGCAGCATGCCAAATTGGCGTGCAAACGAAGGTCCCGATCGAAAACGACTCTGCTTTGCTTCAGTACTTCACTGAAGATCCAGATCCATTTACCAAATGGACATCTGGCATTCCGCAGAGGCCTAGGACGAAGATTCGACCTAGGTGGGTGGCCTTATCGGATTTCTACGCACCATGCGTAGGACCCTAAATAAGGAGGGAGCTTTTCTCGTGCGGCACTACGCTTATGGACGCT